TAAAGGTTTCTCCGTCAACTTGTAAGGGATGCAACATACATTTCCTCATAATCTTTATAGTCTCATCTGCTTTGTCCTCATCAACGATAACATAGATAGCATCAAGTAAGTTAATGAAGATGTCTATCTTGTCCCCAAATTCTCTGTAGAGTTTTACAAGGGACATATTAAGTAGGTCTCCGACAGTTGACTGAGGCTTGTAGGAATAAGCGCTCCTGAAAAGATCTCCTTCCTCTCCAGGCTTCGGCCATCGACCAAGAAATCTGTGCCTCCTGCCAAGGAGGTTTGTCAGATTCCTTGTCTGTCGGAGCTCATTCTGTATCCTCATATGCCAGAGTTGTAAGTGTGGGTCTGTCTCCTTATCAATCCGTATGAGTTCCTTAGCTTCTTTCATGCTGACGTTTAGCTTGTTTGCAAGCACCCCAGGGCCAGCACCATAGTTTCGTGCATGTCGTAGCTTCTTACCTATATCCCTTTGAGTTTCAGTCACCTCTCCCACAGGAACTCTGAACATAGTAGAGGCTTTCATTATATGAACGTCCCAGTTCATTACTTTTCTTTTCTTCTTAGAAGCTCCAAAGGAATTCTTGAACATCTTTATTAGCTTATGGTCATGGGATAGGTACGCAGTGACAACAGCCTCTGCTTGTACATAGTCAGCTGAAACATACCTCTGTCCTTTTCCTGCAACATAGAATATCCTTACCTCCTCAGGGATATTCATGAGATTTCCTGGGCCATAAGGCAGAATGATACTACCAGAAGAGCTCCACCTACCAAAGGACTTCTGGTGCTCCTCTTCATCGTAGAGCCCTGTCTTCTTCTTTTGCCTTTGCATGGTAGCTCCGGTAATGTTGTAGCTGGTATGGACACGACTCTCAGGAGATATGGTGAAGTTTATGAAGCTGGATAACTTATGGCTAAGCTTCTTAACTTTGACAATCTTCTCAAGGGTTGTATTGTTGCTTATCCTTATTAGTTTACGGAAGGCCTCTTCATCAGTAGTTACTTTCCTTATATCAGAAGCTTTCTTGCGCCTCTTGAATTGAATGGGCAAGCTCATGTCTACATAAAGAAGTTGCGCCATTTGCTTGGGTGAGTTGAAGTTGATCTTCCTTCCTATCTCGGTATCCAGCTCAGCCTCAAGAGTGGAAAGTTCCTCACTTGTCTCCTTCTCTGTCTTTGCTCGCAGCTCATTATCCACGTAAATCCCCTGGAGTTGGAGCATCATGGAAGGCTCAACTTGGGACATCTCGAAGTCAAAGGTGTGTCTTGCCCTCTGCTTATCAAGCTCTGCTTCCATTACAAGCATGATCCCATAGGTATTGGCTGCATCACAGCAGTTATAATAGGTAGGCATTTCATGCTGGAGTTGTTTCCACCTTGGTACGTTCAGGCATATAGAAGCTTGGAAGCCTAAGTTTCTTGGGACTTCAGGCCAGCAGACATGGGTTGCTACCATAGTATCAAATATGATGTTCTTGCAGTGGATTCCATTGTTATGCCAGAGAACTGCTGCATCGTAGGAAGCGTTCTGCATGATTAGTTCTTTGGTAGTCAGTACCTCTCCAAGGAGTTGCCATGTCTGCAACTCAGCATCCAGACTATACCTTGGTTTTCTCTGCTGAAGGAACTCGAATGACACAGCGTGCTTTGGACTATCAGCAATCCCCATAATGTCTATGTGTGAGCCTGGACTGCTTGTTTCAATATCTACAGATATTGGCCCTTTGTGTTCTTCAAGGAGCCAGTTAAGGTATTCCAGGAACCTGCCCTTCGAAACGCCAGCCTGCAGAACTCTATCGTCTACTGGAAGATCTGGAGTCCTAGAGTTTGTAAGGGCTTTCCTTAAATCCATTATAGCTTGCCAATGGAGTGGCCAGTCATAGCCTATTGCTTGAGGATGCCAGGTGGGTAGAACTTTCTGCCCTGGCACAAGGGTTGACTCACAGATGTAGCCACGAGCTGCTTGAATACTGGTTAGTCCTGTAAGGGCATAAAGGGCATGTCTGCCAAGGGGTACGACAAGGTTGGGTCTGTACTTCTCTATTTCCTTCTTAAGGAACTCAACGAAAGCCTTCATCATTGGCTTGTAGATGAGCTGCTTGGAATCTTCATAGTAAAACTCTATCTTATTCCCTGGTGGCCTTTCTCTAGCTACATTAGCAATCATACATTCCTGGCGGACGATGTTTGCTTGAGCAAGTAACTGGTTGAGGGTTCCACCAGCTCTGCCAATGAAAGGTCTGCCTGACTTGTCTTCTTCCTCACCAGGAGCTTCACCGACAAACATTATGTTTGCTGTTACAGGGCCCTCTGTTTTGACAAAAATGGCTAAATCCTCCCTGTGTCCTCTAATAATGCTCTTAGCAAATAGAGATAGTTTATAGAGTCAGTTATCTTCTCAATCCAAGCTTCTCGAGTGGCAGCTTTTCCTCTGTCTATATCTCTCAAGTAGTCATATAGTGCAACTATTTGTTTGGCCATCATACCTGCGAGGGCTTGTTCAGGAAGCCTGCTTTCTAGTGCTGCTGCCTTTTTAAAGTTGTGAAGTCTGTCTCCCTCTCTAGAGTAAGTGCCTTTGCGGTTTTCCAGGAGTGCATCACCAAAGGCTCGCTGTTCCTCAATCACCTTTAGAAATCTATCTGGTGTCATTCTTCAACCTCCCTTGAGTTTTCTTCCTCCCATGCTTTACTACACGTACACCAAGGTGTATTTGGTACCAGTATACCTGTGCAGTCCTCAAGTCTAATCTCTCAGCAATAACACTTGTTGGAAGTCCTTCCTTTGTTAGCTCTATAATTCGTGCTTTCTTAAGTACAGTTACTTTATACCCCATTTTTATTTAGCTCAAGGATTCTTGACTGTGCCTTTGCAAGTAGTATTTCTAGATCTCTTTTTTGTTCTACTACCTGCTTTACTATCTGCCTTTCTTCTATCAGGTGTTGCCTCAAGGTTGCTATCTGTTTCTTCAAGGACTCAATCAACTCGAGGATTGATCTGCCAATAGTTACTGCATCCATTGGCTGTGCGACAGCCTTACGGATAGGCTTCAGCACCTGAGGCTTGTAGTCCCTAAGCTTTATGAAGAAGCCTATACGTCCTCTCACTGCATATCCTCTCTTCACGTACTTGCCGAGGACGGAGGACACTTCCTGTTGCTGATATTTGTAGTCCAGTTCACGTACCATCCAGTGAGAAGTGATCGTAGCTTTCTTCTCCAGTTTATTCCAAACAGCAGCTAGCTTTACTGCTAAGCCTACAGATTTCCTTGGTTTGATTTCTTCCATAAGCAAATATCTCCCACCAAAAGATCCTTCCTCCCATCAAACTCCATGCAGTCCAGTGGACTGTTAGCATAAATCTTGCAGCCTTCCTTAGTTAACTGAGGACAGATATGAGGTATGATTACTCGGATTGAACCTTTGTACCTGAATACTTTACAGCCTCTAGCTTTGTAAAACTCCATGCCATCCTTGTCAGGCATTGGCGTAGGTATTGCTAGTATCTTACAGCATGCTTGACACCTGATGCAGAGCTTCCTTTTCTTAGTTGCATTTAAGGACATACTTCCTCCTATTTCTTTGCCCACCAAGCTCTCCTTATTAATTCTGCAGGACTTACTTGTTCTGCTCCCATTCGTAGAGCCTTATCTATCATTAAGGTGCTGGTTAAGTCATAGTGAGGGTGCTTTAGAAGAGAATGAGACTCCTGATACCAGCTCCTTTTCATGTTAAGCTTTTCACCAGCAAATCTATGAAGCTCTTCTTCGCTCTCTGTACTGACCATGTGGCCTATGAAGTCAACCAAGATCATTCTCTTGCTTTACCTCCATTTTCTGATTAACTTTGTTTCTCCAAATTTTACCAAAAGTCAAAATTTAGAAAGTTAAGCTTAGTTATTCTTCAGCTATTCATCTTCCTTCTCCATGTATTCCTTAATTCTCTTGACTGCTGTAGAGTACGCTTCTAATGAGTTATCAACTCCTTCACAGATCAGCTTCATTTCCAACCCAGCCTCGATATGAGCACCACAGCCCATAAAGGGATCATATAGCTGCATACCTGGGAGGGATACCCTTTCCAGAAGATCTATCAATAATGGAACAGGCTTCTCATAGGTATGAAGCTTGCTGTCTGGTGGAACAGGAGGACATTCCTTCCAGTCAGGCATCCCTTCCTTGATTATTTTACTATCGTCTTTGCGAATATACATAAGCATTTCATAGCAACTGGATGGCCAAGCGCTTGGAACATTGCACTGGCCTACTTCCCGCTTAATCCAGATCAGGGGCTTCACATGGACTCGCCAGCCAGCTTCCATGAAAAGGTGCCTCAGACTCCAGAAGTGTTCAGGAGCTACGAAGACGTATCCGTGAGCATTTGAAGTGGTAAACCTGAAAGATTCGTGGGCAAGTGCAACGTACAAACTTCTGGCCTTCTCACCATCATCGCTGATCTTGAAGCCTGATGAGGTCAATGCTCCACCTGTTCTACCTCCAAGTGCTATGGCCAATTCATCTGCGTTGATTCCATATAAGGGATCTGTGAGCAATATGTCCTTGCAATTATTAGGCAAAGCCATCATATGCTCTACTGCATCTATATGATGAAGTTTGAAAAGATCTTCTCCTTTAGAGACGGCCTTCTCAAACTCCTTCAATCCTTTCATAGCTGCATCCAGCTTCTGCAATCCTTTTGCAGCCTTTTTAATTTCAGACTTCTTCTTTGCAGATTTGAGCTCCGGAAAAGCTTCAATCATTGCAGCCATATCAAGCTCGCTTATGACAGTACCTTTTGTCTTTCCCAGAACCTTTGCAGTATCCTCCAGGGTGTGTCCACCCTCTCTACCGGAGACAGCTGTACCATGTATTTCTTGCATAAGGATGTGGAATTCTTTAATAGCAATAGCATTCTCAGCAGGAGTCAATTCTTTCCTCTTGATGTTCTCCTCAATCTCCCATAGCCTCATCATCCTGGGGTCAGCAATGTCTTCATAAATAACTTTGACCTTTATACCCTCGAGGATACAAGCAGCTAGTCTCCTTCCACCTACTATCAATTCGTTGTTTCTGTTAATTACAATAGGCTGAATTTGGCCAGTATCTCTAAGGGATTTACCAAGCTCTTGGAGATCACCAAGGTCTTGCCTGTATCTTTCCAGGCCTTCTTTGACTGTGATCTTAAGTGGGTCGAGGTAGAAGAGGCCAGTATTTTGTTTTGTCATATGAGATGCTCCTGCATTGTTTTAATCTCTTTAGTAAGTCCTCTTGGGCAGAGCCTTGGATGAGTTTAGTAAAGCGTATCGTTGAGCCATAATGCTTTCGCATCCTTACCCTGTCACTATACTTTCCAAGGTCTATAAGTTCTCCCATTATGTAAGCCCCAATTTCTTTAAGAGTTCATAGGCTTCAGGTGTAACTGTAATCTTTCTCTCAGTAGTTTTCTTCTTGCCTTTAGTGCTGACCTTGACAACAGTAGTTTCAATAAGGTCATGGTGCCTTTGTTTCCTGTAACCATCAAGGAAGGCTAACTGCTCCTCGGGAGGCATCAGCATGAAGTTTGGCCTTAACTGTTCAAGCTTCATTTGACAAGCTCTAGTCTACTCTCTGACATAGAGACAAGAGCATCGCAGTTATCGCATCTGTAAAGATGAATCGTATAGAGATAACTTTCTTTTATGCCCTTAGATGGAGCCCTCTTGATTATTACACAATTTGCTGGACTAAAGACGGCCCACTTGCATTTGGGGCAGTTTACTTCAGTGTGTTGGCTCATGGTTTGTCCTCCTTCCCATCCTCAGGTGGTGTTATCTTTTCTACCTCAACAAGTTTCAATTCATCTTGTACTACCTGACTGAGGGCACCACAGTCTTGGCAAAGTAGAAGTGATATCATAGCTAACATAGCCTTCCCAGTAGGAGATTGTGTAGCACCAAGTTTCTTGTATATAGCTATGTTTGTTGCAAAGATCTGGCACTTACAGGCAGGACAGCTAACTGGTGGTAATTCGTTAAGGTTGACTCTGATCTGGGCTTGCATTCTTCCTCCTCCCGTGCCCATAGGTCTGTCTCCATTGCTCATATCTTTCTCCTTCTCTATAATCTTTCAGGACTTCCATGACCGTAAGCATAACTTCGACTCTTACTTCACATACTTTAGAGGGAAGGCTTCCACCTCTTGACAGAGCTTCCTGAACGATCATATCTGCTATTTTGTTTATCACTGGAATAATAGGCTGGGAGCAGTTAGGGCTGTGGTACTACTGTGTACCCTACTACCTTCACCACTCCAAGCCTTGTGCTGGCAGGCCCTAATGGGTTTTATCTCTGGCGGCGACTTAGAGAATTGCTTCTCCATACTTCAGTGACCCCACTCCAGATCATGTACCAGTGAGGGAGACCGTAGCTGCGTGTGTCGTGCTTGCCACTGCCAGCACCTGTAATTAATCCTCTATTGGTGACGCTTCTGCTGCCACCATCGCATTAATCTGGTTCCTGGTTACACCCTGATACTCACTCAGGGTCATCGAGACGATAACTGCGAGGCCTACCCAGTTCTGCTCAGCAATAGCTGTGGCAGTAATTGCAGGAGTATTCATATTAATCTTCATGCCATCAGCGAATCGCTTTTGCATATTGATCTTGGACTGGCGCTTTGTCTGTCTACCGTCCTTAGTTATTTCGTTCCGGTCACCAGGCTTGGGTACCCAAATCCTCTTATACCCTGTCCAGCCATCAATGTTAGTCTCACCATCTGACATGACACCTCCGTTATCAGCAAGTGTGACTTTGAAAGCAATGGCATGTGCCTCTGCTTCGTAGGTGACTCCCACTACATTACCCCTGTAGTTTCCACCAGGAACTAGAGGTTCAGGTTTGTACTCATCCTCGAGGTCATAATCTGTTTCGAGGCCTCCCTCTGCCTGCTCCTCATCGGAGATGAAAGATTCCTCTTCCTGATTCTCTGGGGTTTTGTTGCCCAGAACTCCACCGTCCTCTACCTTCTCTTTTCTTGCCATGTGACTACTCCTTTCTAAAATGGTTAAAGTCAAAAGGTCAAAAATTGACCTTTCTGGGTTTGTTAAACAAATGCTGAGAGGGTAGCAAGGGCCTCCTTTAGTATTCTCCTGGTAGTACGAAGGCTATTTTGGAACTCACTACCTATGTTTGGAGAGTCTCCTGCTGCTTCGACATCGCTCTCGTCTTCTGGAGTGGAAGCCAATTGAGTTGCCTTCTCCTTGATGCTACAACCCAAATCACGCAGCTCTTCCATGAGCCTCCTTAATCCTTCCACTTGGGTCTCCTTACTAACTTCTGTCATCATTACTTCCTCCCTTCTTTAAACTTCTTAACACCCCTCTCATATGCTCTAAGAAGGGCTTGGAAGCTGTTACCAAATTCATCAGGTAACAAGTGTTCAACTCCACTTAAGCGACTTCTAGCCTTGTAGTGGCCCTGGGGTACTGTCCTCATATAGTATATAGTCTGTGCTGGATCACCCTGTTTCTTAGCAGGAATCTGCCTTGTAAAAGCACAGTATACTTCAGAGAAATAACCAGGGATCATCTGGGCTAGCTGACCAGTTAAAAGTGGTTCAATGCCTATTATGGCTCCAGTTTCCTGATCTTCTCTGATGCGTAAATGTGAGATGATAACGACGTTGCAGGGGAAGTTTGTGATCTGTCGAAGCTTCCCTTCCATCAAATTCCTTACCATCATGAAGTGAACATTCCAGATAGGGCCACCAGTTGCTGAGCGTTTTGGATCGAGCTGTAATGCACGCTCCATAGCTGTATCAGTTAGGGTACTTGTACTGTCGACTATGACAGTAATGTACTTTCCATCCAAGACATCTTGCTTGACATCTCTAACAGCCTTCTCAAACGTTACCCAGCCAGCCGATGTCTGAGGGATTGTTTCATAGTCAAAGTCCTTCCCTCTATATATCTGCATGGTATCATCACTGTCGAAGACGAAACCTGGAGTGGGAGTGGTACTGGCGAAGACTGACTTACCTGTTCCATAGTCTCCAGTGATATGGAACTTCCACCATTCAGTGTCGATGGTTATGTCCTTGGCACTTCTCCTAGCTGTTGCTTCTTGCATAACTAACTCCTATTCAATTACTATCAGCTCTTTCTCTGGCACCGACTTAGTCACTTCCCAAGGCTCCTCCTCAAAGAACCCTTCAAGCACTTCCTTTCCAAGGGGTGCATTCTGTTCACACAGGGGAGCATAGGTACATCTACCATAGCGGTAGCAATTATCATGCTTCATAGGCCAGACACCTCTCTCTTCATTCCTGAGCATATCTTCAGCTGTACTCATGAGAGAGATTCTCCAGGATTCAAGATCTCCATCTGTATAGATCTGTGGAACCCTCTTGAAGTCTATCTTAGGTTCACCGTACAAACCTGTGACTTTGCTCTTGTAAGCACTTATATGGTGAATAGCTATGAAGCAGCCTTCAGGTGGCTCTTTGTTGACTCGCTTGCTTGCATAGGAGTAACCCATGAGCTGGGCGCTTCTGTTAAGGCGGGATTCTACGAGGCTCATTGACTGGCCAGTACTCTTCTGGTCGAGGTGCCAAGGCATTTGGTTTAACTCAAGGCCAAGATCAAGTTTTCCTGTGAACCAGAAGCCTCCTTGATATGCTATAAGGGGGAAGGTTAGCTGCTCCAGTTCACTAGGCATCATCTTAATCTGAAATACCTGTTCAACCGAAGTCACCTTCAGCATACCTTCATCAAAGTTGAAATGACCAATGTAGGCAACCAGTGATTTCAAGCAATTCTCAAGGGTTCGGTAGTCGTCTACGAAGATTTGCTTAGCAGTTTCTTCTTCCCAGGTTTTCTTGATGCCAGCAATAGCACATTCAATGGCTTTGCCATCTCGTGTCCAGCCATTCTCCAGGATATGGCGGTAAAAACCTTCCATACCACCATGCCAGGTTGAGCCATATCTTAGTGCTGTTGAGCCTTGGTTGGGTTTAAGTCCTCGGGTGTTTTGCCAGTAGGATTTGCGGTCACAAGTGTCTTGCTGTTCTCTTTTAGTATTGTCTAGTTTTAGCATTCCTTAACCCTTTCTGCTCATAAAGCAATACGTGGCCTGATGCCACTTTGGGTTTGGTAGTAAAACTGCTGCTCACTCTTGCACTCCACTGACTGTCTAGTCTGCTAAGATAGACAGACAGCTTCACAGCGCGCATGAACAGCAGCTCTGTTCCTGCTCACCTCCCAGTAAGTGGGACTGTATTGGACTACTCGATTCCTGGAAGCGTGATTCCCAAGCTGTCCAGAAGGGCCTTTGCAACCTTCTGCTCTTTCTCAGACATCTTGCTGAGGTTTGCAGCAACTTCTGTAACAGAGATCTTGGGAGCTGCAGGGGCTCGGACTGACCAGTCACTCTTCATCAGGCCATCGAAGACCTTATTGATAGAGTCTTCTGCGTCCTTGCCTGCTCTACCAGCTGCAGCATCACCGAGCTTATGGCCAAGGCCAAAAGGGCCAAGTAAAACCTGGATCTTTTCAGGAAGGCTCTTGAAAGCAAATGACATTGCTCCCTTTGTCCCTCCGGCAACAGTAATGATCACTGTACCTGGCTTGGTAGCCAAGTCTTTAGTGAGCTTTTTAGGTCTTTTTACTGTTGCAGCTTCTGGTTTTGTTTCTGCCATGACTACTTCTCCTCTTTTAAAAAGGTTTCAATTATATACCTTAGCAGATACGCTAGGGTATAGTCCTTATCCAAGGCTATTTGTCGTAGCCTTCTATGCACGTCAGGGCTAAGTAGTACCTGAACCCACTTAAATCCACCTCCTTTCTTTTGCTGGTTGTTAGGCACTTTGCCCATTTCGTCCTCCAGTTTATGAAGAACATAATAACATTTTTTGCCCAAGATGTCAAGACTTTAATTCAAGGTTAGATATGCACAGTAGGCTCAATATGCTGTTCCTTGCGTATCTCCTTTATAACAGGATCTTTTAATGCATGAGCAAGTGCATCTCCTAACCTTTCTACAGCTATGACCATCGAAGCTATCTGTCCAGAGCCTGTAAAGGGAGACATCAATAGCTTTACTTTCTCCTCTAGTAGCTGTATCTTCTGGTCTTGCTTGTCCATCAGCATTGCATAACGCTGGATACGCTTCTCCAGCATTGCTTTTGTTACTCTTGGCATGGTCTCACCTCCTTTTTAAAAGTTCACATCTTTTGCTTTGTATTGCTTGGACACTACGGGCTAACAGCAAGTGAAGCATTACGTCGGAGTGCCATCTCGCCATAATCAGGTTGCATTCCCTCTCGCTCCACCTTTCAAGCCTAGCAGAAGCCTTCGAATGCTTATGATAGTATTTAGCTCTTTGTGCATTGCGCTTCTTAGTATGCCTTAGCCTCCATTTCTTGTTGTGCTTATAACTCATTCTATCACCTCCTTATTGCTCACCATCATAAGATAACATTCCCAAAAGGCCTCTTTCCTCTGACGATAGCTTGTGATTTACGCAGGCTAATTGCTGCTCAACTTGAAATCTGGTACCCCATGTCAGACATTCCTTGAGAAATGCCTTGAGAAATTCTGACTGCTCATTATCTGATTGGTTTGCGAGTAGAGCACCGATGTAAGACCAGCTTAATTCTTGTAGACCTAGCTTCATTCTATCACCTCCACGGCGACTGCACAAATAGGTACTCCACCTATAGTTTTGTCCTTCTCATGCTTGACCTTCAAAGTGCAACCAATAAGATCTGCTCTATTGTTCCAATACATCTTTCTCTTGGCATGATCAAGTTTACCAGCACCTACGGAGAAGTGGGTGCCATCATCTCCTCTAACTTCAAAGGCTCCGATCATTCCCTTAGGATTACCTTCTTTGGAGATAGCTTCAGTTATTGAAGCTATGTAATACTCATCCTCCTCAGTAGGCTTGAATTTCAGCATATAGGAGCTGCGCTTCTTCTCATATTCAGAAATAGCACTACGGAGTATGATGCCTTCATAGCCCTCACTGGTATAGGCATTTGCCTGTTCCAGCCAGTTCTCAGGAGTAACAATATTGTAGGGGACTCGGATTAGTGGCCCTTCGAAGCAGCCAATCTTTTCCTTGAGGACTAAAGTATGAACCCTTTGCCACTGAGATGCTGCACCTTGGTGGTCAAAGACGTGGAACTCTAGCTGTGCAGTATCAGGGTTAGGATTCACCTTTCTACTTGCTGCAGAGTGTATTCTTTCGAAGTTCCAACCATGTTTGTAAAGCTCCCCATCAAGCTCAAGGAGACTGTTTTTGAAGCCTTCCCTGAGTGCCTCCTTGATAAGGTCAAAAAACTTGAACTCATTTCCATAGCTACTCAACAGTACAGGCTCATCGTGGAACCACTCAACCCTACACCTTTCCCCTTTGAGTTTTGGCTGGGCGAACATGGAGTCTCCTAGACTCCTTACCAGTCTGTCGGATACTAGCTTTGCTAGCATTATTCCTTCTCGCTTTGGTCTTTCAGCCATTTGTTTAACACCTCCTTTTCATACTCCCTACCCAGGTTAAAAGCTTCCCAAATTCTCTCGTGATTCTCCATAAAGTTCTCTGGCAGTTTGTTGGGTGCTGATAAGCTTATCAATTTCCCAAGAATTTCCCGTTCTTTAACCGATGCTGTCATTGTCTTTTACCTCCTTTATAGTATTCCCATTTACAGTGTACTCCACTACTACCTCCCTGGTCTTCCGGCTGATAGTCGTAGTAGCTGAAGAAATAGTCCTGGTTCCTCTGTAGATGCTTGAGCCGGTCAGGTAGTGGCTTCCAAGCTCTTACCAAAGGGTAGTAAGTGGCATCTATGATTAGGACTTTGTTCATTCTTTCTTCATTACCTCTTCCAGCCTGGAAAGCCAATCATCCAGAAACATCCTATGCCTATGAAGTGAATCTTCCATTGAGGCTGCTGTACTCTGCATTACACCAGCTGCAACTCTGATAGCATTTCCTCCTGATCTGACATCATCAGCTCCAAGGAGTGTTATGAATTCAGCCATGTTTACCTCCTTCCTAGGTTTTGACGCTCGACGTAGTTACCACAGTGAGGACAGGTAGAACCATAGCCACCGTTATAAGCCTGCCACCACTTGCGAGCCTTCCACATTCCCACCAGGAAACCTATAATAACTCCCATTAAGATAAGTGCGATGCTATCCATCTATCTCACCTCCTCTCCCTCTTAAGAAATTCCTTCTCTGCATCAGAGAGTTTCCCCTCTATCCTTTCAATATCTTCAAGGGAGTAATGATCCTCCTTCATGAGGGTCAATCTCCTCATCTTGTCCGAGTCATCATCCATAATAACCCTCTCCACCTTCCCATTCTTATTCTTCTTAAAGGCTATGAAAGGGGAGAAGGCTATCCTTTTTAGGACTATCCAGAACCTGGAGTCCTCAAATCTACTAACTATTTGGAACTGGGAAGCAGTAACAGGGTCTATCTTGGCAAGGACTTTTAACTCCTTAACAAACAACTTCTTCTTATCCTTCTGATCTTGTCGAGAGTCAGCTGGAAAGAGCATCTGCTCTCCTGTCTCCAGTTCATTGCCAGCTTTCTGCAACCATCTGATAATTATTTCTTGGGCATCCATTTGTTTCCAGAAAGGTCAATTAATGACTTTTATACTTGGTTATTTATCAGTATGGCAATCTTTTGTGATCTACAATGAACTTAGAATACCACTCCATATACTCTGAAGGCAGCATGTATGATGTTACCTTGAAATCTTTATCTTCATCTACAAAGTATATGCCTCCATCTTTCACGTCTACCCAGTACCATGATCCATTGATCTTTACCTTTGTTTGCACATGGTCTGAGCCATCTATTTTTCCAAGTGCTACTGCAGTATCAAAGACCTCTACGAGAATTGCGGTTGCGTAGATGACTTTGTGTCTGCATAGTGGATCGAAGGGTAGTCTGGCTGAGTCAGTTGTTCTACACCCTACCATCAGAAAGGCCATTACAGCCAACACTAACATTACTCTTTTCATCTTTCTAATCCTCCCAGTTAAGGTTTACCACCAGAGACAAGTATCGTCCTTGCTACTGGATATACCTGAATCAGCTTCTTTATCAAGTCTTCCCTTGCCCACCCATTAAGTACCTTTGGACAGATTGGACAAGTGCTCATCTCTATATCCCGCCTCTCCAAAGGGAGCTTCTTCAATCGCTCAGCCTCCTTCACAGTAACCTTCCTTGATTGAAGGTAAGGCATCAACTGCTCATTTAGCATTGTCTCCATATGAAAGAACTGAACTGTCTCACCCTCACAGAGGTAGCAGTGAGTTACTGCTCGTATCAAGTATGGCTTAGGAGGAACTAGGGGCTTTTTTCCTTTTGGTACTGCCTTTGGAGTTACTCCTAGAGACTTTGCCAGAGCCCTTTCTTTTGCGTTTAGCCTGTTCCACTGTGCTTCGCTTACCTGTACCATGTGCTATCTCCTTTCCAAGAGGTTTGACCCTACCACTCTTACTAACGAAGAAGACTTTGTCTTCAGAAATTTCAGGTACCTTGCTGAGGTAGATAGTCCACTTGCCATCCTCCGACTCCCTTGAGATATTTAGTACGTCTGCAAGCTCCTTATAGGCACGCCTTAGCTTCATCCTTTCCCTATAGAGCTGTATCCTTAAACGCTCCATCTCTTCAAATGAGGAGCACTTAATAGCAATGCACTCACCACCCTCTGAAGAAAGGACTTTGTCAAAGATCTTCTGAATGCTTATCAATCTGTTTCACCTCCCCTATTTTATCCATACCTTTTCAATAAAGATTGCTCCACCGTCACGCACTCGCTTGAGCAGTCGCTGAAAAACCTTTGATGGGTCTATAGACATTACTCCACTGTCCTGGAATGGTATTTCAGGGGTAAAGTCATGGTGCTCAATTTCTCTTCCTGTTCTACCGTAGCTGGTTACTCTAACTCCTGGTTTCATCATATCTCACCTCCTTCTTTCCTGGCCAGACATCACCTAGGGTTGCCTTGGTTGGCTTTCTTTCCCTTGGAGCATACCGTCTAAGGAGTTGTTCGAGCTTCTCCCTAGTCAGCTTCCCATCAATGAGAATGATCTTGCTCATGCCATAGTACATACAGTACAAGTGTATATAGTGGAGGGGTAAGGCCTGAAGTAAAGCATCCCAGGGGGATACCTCTCTCCGCATGCACTACAGGGAACTGTGACAGCTGCCCAAGGTTCGTTTGTAATAGTGATGAAGACCTTATCCTTCTTATGGTTGTAGATAGCTTTCACTACTGACCAGCCTTCATCGATCCACCTCCATACAGCGTCCCTTACCCAGGGACTACTACTTCGAGTGGTTATTAGTTCTTTTGTTTCGGGCATTGCTTAACCTCCTTTCCAGATACTTAGTGATTAAGTTTTCGATTGTATCTCTACATGTTACACAAAGATCATTGATCCACATTTTTGTTCTGCTCTGTGGTTTAAATGGCTTCGAGTCAGAGAGCACTATTTCGCAGAGCGCAAATGTACCGGCACTTCGGGCAATTTCCCTCTGGCATGCATCACAGAAGGTCTTTGTCTCTTTCATCTCTTTCACCTCCTCTTATAGTCTTCACAATCTTTTGCTGACGACATCTTCCGCTCGTAGTCATCCTCTGTATCCTTGAACTGATCTATTCTCCAATGTTTCTTTCTGCAGTATATTTCTACGTCCCAACCTAAGGTATCGTCAGACCAATCCTCCTCTGCAGGTATAACAACAAAGTCTATGCAGGACAAACAGATCTCGTCTGTCATTTCTTCCTCCTCTTATGGCTTGTATGCTTTCGTTGCTGCATCTTCAAGCCCTTTAGCTTCCTACGTTTCTGCCTTTGCATCTCTGTGAAGGTATCTCTTGCATCCCCTGCTCTGGGTGGTTGCCGTAAGGGGCCTATTGCTGGCCAGTCCGCTGGCATTGTACTTAAAGCAGCGACTGCAAGCAGCATAGCTCCAGCTCCTCCAGCAAAGAATCTCTTACCTACTCTGTATGTCTCACTTGCCTTAACCTCCTTCCCACAGGCATCACACCAGAGAACTTTGGGATCTACTACAGACCTTTCAACCCTTGTGTCACACTGTATATGTAGTAGTGGCATCAGTAATCACCTCCTTTCCACTAAGCGAAAAGGTCAATTATTGACGTTTCTTGGGTTTCCTTCTGTAGTCAGGTCGAACCTCTATCTTAACTCCAGGCATCTTCTTTTCAAGTACACGTCTTGCCTCTTCAGCTTCTTTCCGTGTGTTAAACTGTTTGTAAACCCAGAACTCATTCTCAGCCTCCACTGTTACGCTGTATTGCCTCATTTGCTGCTTGCCTCCTATTTGCATGCATCTTAATCCAGGCCACCATGTTCTTCTCTGACTTCCAGCAGGTAAGAGGTGCTTCGTTGTAGAAGAAGCTGACTATATCAAACATCCTTGTAATATTGATATCGTCTGCACGGGCAAAGCTTTCAGTCAGGTCATTACAGATTACAGCCTGGAGGAAGCTTCCAGGAGGTGCGCCGTCTTCAATATAGCTCCTTACACCTTGCCTTATATGTTCAGGCAATCTGTCATAGTTAGGTTCTTTAGGCATCTTCTATCACCTCCTTATTTTCTTTAAGCCACTCAACTTCGTAGCCTAGTTCCTTGTAGTGCTCCTCGAAATACTTGGCATTATGGGAGCCCTGAAAACTTATCTCTTGGCCATCTACTTGCAGGAACCAGCTGAACCTTCCGTTTACTAACTTGCAACCAGCTTTATAGTGGTCAATCTTAACCTGTGCCTTCTTCCTACAAGGAACACACTGTGAGTGGCTTATCTGGTCTTCTGGCCCTTCTTTCTCACCCAGATCTTCACCACAATCTGCGCAGATTACTTTCATGTGTTTTACCTCCTTCTTTCAACCACAGCATACTTTACCTGCCAGTCAATACCTAAAAGCCTGAGACACCAGTCAAAGGGAATGACTTCACCCTCCTGTATCATGTAGACAAGCTTCTGTGCTAACCAGGCTGCCTCGATCTCAGTGTATACACCTTTACCTACGTGACCAAGGTATGAACTGAATACTATGCCGGCGGTTGTCTTTCGAGCTATTTCTCGTAAGTAAAGTTCCATTGGGTATACTGAGGTTTGTACTTCTGTGTTATTAGGATTATAGATGAAAGATGCTGGAAAACGTTTAGTTATAAGAGCGATTTCTTTCTTTTCCCTTGGTGAATCATATATCAGCTTTGAGTGCGCATAGTATATTGTACTACCCATTTTTGGCTCCTTCATAGTTTATCACTACCTTTCTTAAGTAGTATCGAGCTACTTCTTGACAGTAAGCGTCAAGGTAAGCTCTTTGACATCAGTGCTGAAGGGACGTAGCACATAGACATCACTGATCGGGAAGTTCTCATTGTCAGTGGTAAACCGCACACTGCCCTTGCAATCATACTTGACCTTATATACTGCTGTGATTGACTTGTCAGCCACCTGTATCACCTCCCTTCCTCATTATCTAGGCTTTCATTAGAGAGATTTAACTACTCGGAGAGCATATACTTTTACAGCTGCTCTTATAAAGGTTCTGAAGTCTGTATCCAGTCTATACATCTTAGCGATCTGGAAAAGGTCAATTTGCTCATCTTCATTCAGTTCACTAGGCGGAGGATTCACCCTGAGCAGTTCCTCTTCTAGTTTCTCAAAATTTTCTATATACGCTGCAAGCTTGTCCATACGTATCACCTCCCTTCTATCATACTAAGATAACTGGTCTGCTTGGATGGAAATATTCCCACTTACTGATAGTATCTTCAGTTCCACCAGTTCGATCACTGGCAATACAAGCAATCAGGACATCAGACTCACGTGCTATATCCGTATTCCTTATAAAGCCAGCACCTCTGCCATACCGCTTCCAGTCTGCAGGGAACCAAAGGGTAGAAGTCTTATAATTTTTTGCAAGGAGCACAGCAAATCTGTCTCCGCCCTTTGGACAGAGGCCAGAGCAGATACGGTCTCCTGGTTGATAGACTGATAAGAAGGCTACTTCAACCAAGAGGAGATCGTCTTCCGAGTCTCTGCGTCTTGTGCCTATAATACCGATTGTCTTCATTGTCTCATCCTCATTCTTGATGCTTCTTCAGCCCACTGTGCCCAAGGCTCATCAATAGTGGGCTGGGAAAGAATCTGGGCAAGTGCAAGCCTGTGCCAGCAAAAGTCATGATGCCTGCCAGCAGGACAGTCACATGTCCATAACTTACTCCGTCTAATGTAGTGGATTGTATAGGTGTGCTTACCATCTTTAGAGATGCAGACCTCACCTGTCGTTTCAAAGAACTCGAAACGGTAGATGAGGCCTTTATGCTGTGTTGTCCAGACTTTCATTAGTGATAAGGTATTAATATTATAGTTCTGTTTCCGCCCACTACAGGGCACTCGATACGAAGCTCCTCTTCCTCAGCGTCGAAGGTATACACATATTCAGTAGGGTTGCGGTTCTGCCGGAGTAGCTTTGCTACACCTTCAAGGAAGAATGGGACTACACTTCCGTTAATTGTAGTTTTATACATGTCTTCACCTCCTATCCACTAAAGCCTTTCCATAACCTCAACACCCTCGATGCTTCACCCCTTGTCCAGAAAGGGCCAACCTTTGTCTTATCTATCTTTGGCCTTCCCCAGGCAGAGAGGTATCGAGCAGGTACTGCGATTGCTAAGTACATTGGGCGCACTATCCACCAAGTTTCCATGCTTACTCACCTCCCTTCGTTCTAGACTCTCATCTCGATTGAATAAAGATAGCGATCATGCCACTGGATCTCCGGTTCTCCTGAACACAGTTTTCGGATCTCTTCAATAATCTTCTTTTCATGAAGCCTTGAAATATTATGCCTCTCATAGACGAAGGATGGGCCAAAGGTCAGTGTAACATAGACTCCTAGCTCACTATATGTAGGTTCGGCCAGTTTCTTTATCCTATTAATTTCACCTATTAACTTCTGTATATCCTCTATCATGTCTTCACCTCCTTTACAGTCATTCAAACCAGTGCTCTAATCAGCTTTTCTCCCCAGCCTAGAGCACTGGGTTCAATAACTACCTATCCATACTTATCACCTCCCTAATACCTGTTCCCACACTTGTCTTCCTGTATGGGATAGTCGTCTTTGACTGGCTGTGGATTGAGTGGCCTCAAAGTCCTTTCAGGCATATCCTGCATGGCATAGGCAAGTAAGGCATTCTGAAATACCTTTATTGCTGCAGACTTGACCATTGATAGTTCAGGGTATAGCCTGACCCACTTCCCATCTTTCTTCTCAAACAGTCCGTACATTCTTTTCTCTTTCATATCATACCTTACTATAAACGAGCTTGTCCCCGAATCCCTTACTCATACCCTCAACGAAGTGCTCAATCTCTTCCTTTGGTACTACAAAGTCTCCACAGAAGTCGGCGTCTATGTATATAGCAAGCTCTGCATGTGTGTCAGTGTCTTCATGTGTGCGCTCTATTTCTATCTTCTCCATGTCAATCACCTCCCTTCAATAGTTGTTCAGGCCAACACCCATGCCGGTGCTGGACTCAACAACTAATCCTCATAGTAAGTTTGCCTTCTGGTATGCCCACAAGTACACTCCTTACCTTCTATAAATGAGCCACAGTAACCACAGAATGACTGGTATATTTCTTCAACAGTCTTTCCTTGTGATACTAACTCCATTGCTTTGCTTATGTTTTCAACACCATGTAGCATCAACTGAGAGCCAGTGTGCATAGTGCCGCAGTTGGGACAGTATGAATATGTATAGGCATTCATCTAAACTACCTTCCTTCATAGTTGTTCAGGCCAACACCCTGGCGGATGCTGGATTCAATAACTATATCTCACCATAGTTAAACAGCGGGCATTCCAGCCTCTCATAGCATGTCCTCTTATATTGTTGTACTGGAGGACTGTCCATAAGATATACTGCTACCCATTGTCCATCAGGTAAGCATCGGAGGCTATTAATCTCACTGTCTGGTGGCTGTACTTCCCTGGCTCTTTCCAAAGCCTTTTCAACAGATATTCTCAGTGCCACGTTAATCACCTCCTTATGAATTGATCAGTCAAAAGGTCAATAAATGACCTTTCTTAATAATCATAGTCACCTTGCACAGAAGCTACTATGTGCTCCTCATCAGCGAGCATGTTCCAGACTTCGACCCTCTCATCAGCTTCATTGAAATGTACTTCAATAATATGGTTATGACTATCTGGAACAGCATCCAATAGTTTAGCTGCCTGTCTAATCAGCTCTTGTGGGATTGTCTTCATACTAAATCACCTCCCTTCAATCATTGAACTGTAAATATATAAACCCATTGTTAAGGACATTATACCATAATACACCCCAGCTGTAAAGCTCCAATATTAAGGCTACACAGTTATATTCAAGGGTGTACGGTGTACGGTGTACGTGTACGTGTAGGCCCGTGGATACACTTTGATACAACCTGTACGTGTACGGGTGTACAAGTCCTTGGACATATATCTCCTTAACTGTGCCGAGCTTGGGGTGAGTCAGATTTCCTTCTTTAAGTATATATAAAATATATATATAAAAAATAAGAAAAGACTCTAAGCATTTTTTAAGCTTAGAAGGATTTAAGGATTTTAGTGTCACTTAGTGGTCATTATTGCTTATTTTGGGTTAAGAAAGGTCAATAAATGACCTTTTGACTTGGTATTGTTATAGCTGTGTCAGTACACGTACATTGTGTGACATAGTGTACCTAGACCCGTACACGTACACGTACACGTACAGATGTACAGGCTGATTTGTTTGTTTAAGGTTGGTTTACATAAAGTAATCAAAATCCCTTTCTGCTACAAGTGTACCGTCTGTATTGTATATGGAAATCTTTTTGTCATCGAATGCAATGTCTACATGGTGTGCATCTGGGCTATAGTCCGCTACCCATTCACCTATGGCTATAATCTCCCTTACTGAGAACAATGCCAAGCACTTATGCTTTAATACCATTGGTATCACCACCTTTCCAGTAAGAAAAGGCGGGCTTTCACCCGCCTCCCTTGGTTGTTAAACCAGGCCTAACTTGTCCAGTACTGCTATCTCTTCCTTGGTTGCCTTTAGCCTTGCCTCGTAAACCTTTTTCTTCATGGTAGCCTTGGATTCACCTGGTTTAGTCCACTGATCCTTCTTCAGCGTAGCCCATACTTCAGCCACCTTTGCCTTCCGCTCATCATCGGTGTAGTCCTTGCTATTCATGCCAGCAGTGCTGTCTATCAGCTTTTGGCACAGGCCGTGTAGTTTACAGTTGGCTTGCATGGTCTGGGGCAGGTCGGACACCTTGTACTGCACACCATACAATGATAGCGTACCCTTGGTGAAGTCCTTGGTCATCTTTCGCTTGGTAGTCATAGTGTATCACCTCCTTCCATATACAGCGTTAGCGTTATGATAAGCCCTTGGTTGCTATGGGAAACAGCTTCCGTAATAGCCTACGCTCATCTGGCGTACACTGTGGCCAGCGTTCTCTAATCACCCTACGCATTACCATGCGCCTTATGAGCTTGTGTATCATGGTATCACCTCCCACCGTAAAACCGTTTTTGATTTCATTGTACACTGTTCCAATTGAAATGTCAAGTTATTTCTCAAACTGGCCGTGGGTGCGGGTTTCCCGAGGTCACTGATCAATTGGAACACTTAATGGAACAACCAAATGAAACTGAATTGGAACACCCTTGGAACACCACAGGAAGACCCCACCAAGCCCCATGACCCCCTTATGAATGCTATTGATTGGATTACTCAGGCTACACATGCCAAGTTTTTAAACCAAGTGCTTAGGACTTCCTAAGTGGTTGTTGGAACAACCAGAAAGGTCAATAATTGACTCTTTGGCTTATTTAACCTAACCTTGAATTAAACCCTTGACATTCTGGGTTTATTGTGGTACGGTTACCTTAACTAGTGTAACTTTATTTGGAGCATCTATGACGGCAAAGTTTGAGCTTGATACTGAGACCTTGATGGATCTGGAAGAGATAGGCCTGACTAATAAGCAAGTGGCTGTTGAGGTAGGCTGTCATCCAATGACCCTCTCCAGAAAGATCGCTGATGTACAGAAGAAGCAGGGTCTCCTTTTGCAGTATAGAGCCATCCAATCCCTCCAACTTACGGAGCTACAAGCTCGTGTCCTCGAAGCAATAACTCCTGAGAAGATTAATGAAGCGCCTTTACGAGACCTTGTGATTGCCTTTAAGGTCTTGAAGGATAAGGAGCTTAATCTTGATGGGAAGCCTTCAGATATCAAGGGTTTGGTAGCTTACCTTATTGAGCTTGAGAAGGAAGACCTAGCTCTAGCAAAGCCTGTAGATGCTGTCGATGCAGAACATGAGGAGGTGCAAAATGACAAGGAAATAACTGATCCAGACTACGTACCGGAGGTGTAGAAGCGATGTTTAAACAGGTACTGAAGAAATGTGGAACCTGTAGTGGTGCAGGACATTTTGCGATAATGGCTGATCTCAGTGTCACTGCAGGTGATTGCATAAGTCATTATGAAGTCTGTCCTACTTGTAAGGGAAGAGGTATGGAGGAGACTAACACATTTATAGATTGTGGGAGCTGTGACGAATGCTTTGTATATGACTATGCTGGGTTAGGAGGAGGTTGAGGTGCCAGGGCAAGTCGCAAGAGTGAATGGTTATCAGACAACTTGGGGTGGTAAGCTTGTAGGTAAGGGAAAACCAGGGAGGTCGAAGAAGAAGGCTCAGACTCAACTCAATCTCTTAAGGGGTAAGAAGCATGGGTGGAGGCCTACAGGTGCGCCTGCAAAGTATAAAAGGGTCGCTAAACCAGGAAGATAATGGAAGCATCAGTTCTTGCAAAATTGAAAGAGTGGAAAGAGAGTCCCTTGCTCTTTGTAATTGAGTGCATTGGTGCAACTCCTTCAAAACAGCAAACTCAGGCTCTTAGGCTTCTTCCAAAGGCTAAAAGACTTACCATTCGTAGTGGCCATGGAACAGGAAAGGATGCCTTTGCTTCATGGGCAGCAATATGGTTCAGCTCTACCAGGACTTATCCAAAGGTTCCCTGCATAGCACCAACCGCTCATCAGCTCCAGGACGTACTTTGGAGTGAGATGTCAAAGTGGTTGAGGCAGTCGAAAGTTGCTGATGAGTTCGTCATTCAGAAAGACAAGATATTTCATAAAGCAGCTCCGAAGGAATGGTGGATGAGAGCACTCTCTCCATCAGTCAAGGCTACCAAAGAGGAGCAGGCTGAAACGCTTGCTGGTCTTCATGCTGAACATATGCTGATAATTGGTGATGAAGTAAGCGGTATAAAAGATCCAACATTCATTCCCCTTGAAGGTGCCATGACTCAGGAGGATAATAAGGTTATCCTTATTAGTAATCCGACTAAGAATACTGGTTATTTCTTCGATACTCACTTTGATCCAACTATATCTAAGAAATGGACGAAGCTTCATTGGGATTCCAGAGAGAGTGAGCTTGTTACTGCAGATATGATTAGCTACTTTAGGGATAAGTATGGAGAAGGTAGTAATGTCTGGAGAATTAGGGTAGAAGGGAATCCTCCTCTTGATGATGAAAGTACTTTCATCCCACTATCTTGGGCACTGCAGTGTGTGGGGAATACTATCGAAGTCGATCCTGAGTGGCCTCTATACCTTTCTGTTGATATAGCTAGATACGGAGAAGATGATAGCATCATCTTACCAAGGAGAGGTATGAAGATAAGCCGCTGGGATCGCTTTCATGGGAATCACACAATGGATCTTGCTCACCACGTTGTCAGGAATTTCAATGACTTAGAAGCTAGTGGAGTTGTTCTCGATGAGATTGGCGTAGGAGGTGGAGTCGTTGATTGGCTGCAGAATGACCCAAGGGGACTTGGACAGAAGGCTGTTGGGCTTAACGTTACAGAGGCCTCAAGTGACAAGAAGAAATGGCACAGACTTAGAGACGAACTCTGGGATCGAGTGAGAGGTCACTTAATGCATACCAGACTAGACCTTCCCGATGAGACGGTGAAGATGTTTGGGAAGGACTGGAACATTGGGCATCTCCTTGCCAATGAGCTGGCTGGCCCAAGGTACAAGATGGATAAGAATGGAGCTATTCAGATTGAGAGCAAGCTGGATATGAAAGCACGAGGAATCACATCTCCAAATATTGCAGATGCGCTCATTATGTCTGAATTCTTCAACAATGTAGCCTTTGCAATGTGGGGGAAGAAGGAGAAGGAAAGACAAGTAAAGAGGCAATTCTCTCCTGCATTTCCAGCACCTCCTCAGAGCCCTCAGGCATGGATGACTCAAGGATAAGGAGGTAGTTATGTTAACAAAAACTTATTTTGTTGTAGTATTCATATTGATTGTGTTGCTTGGCTTTTGGAGCTGGACTAACGCAGAAGAACAAAAATTCGGCTACGGTTTTGACTTCAAAGGGACTCCTATTGCAATTGCTATCCCGCTGGGTCAGTCAGACTTTACTGTATCTGCGTGGAAGGTAACTTACTATGAACATCTAACAGCCGAGGTAGGACTTATAACACTTATTAATCCGGCTGTACCAGGGTATTACGAGATGCTAGGTTGTGAGAATATACCACTGGTTTTAGCATTACGTCGTCATCTTAACGAAGTAGACTTGTACTGGGTTTATCATGGTAATAAGAAAGTTGTGAAGGCTACCAAGGAAGAGTTTGAGAAAAGAAAGACGGAAGCACAATATATGTGTGTACTGGAGAGTAAGGACATATAGTGGCTGCAATTCTTCCAAGAGAAGGGCCTGGCCTTGAAGAGGTGGCCCCTGGCATAGCACGCCAGAAAAGGGAGGCTAAACGACAGCTTCCAGTAGATACGCTTCTAGCACTTGTATCTGGTGGTATCGCTCCTATATCAAGAGGGGCAGCTATGAGAGCTGTAGCTGCGACGCCTTTCAAAGCTGCACGTCTGGGATATCAAAGGGGTATAACTAGGGTTCCACAGCGAGTACTTGATTGGGTTGAGAAGATCCGTATCATGCCTGCCCATAAGACGATGCGTGGGCAATTTAGGACTGGAACCAAGGAGCTGGAGCTTTTCCCCAGAAGGGGTGAGCTTATGAGGGGAGCAGAGAAGACGCTCCAGGAAGAACTTGCTCATGCAGCTCAAGCTGAAGCATCTAGGAGAGGGAAGAAATGGGCTAAGCAAGCATGGGGGCAACATAAGGAATTTGGGCAAAAACTTGCTTATCCCTATGGCTATGCAGCAAGTCCAATAGAGTATGGAGCTAAGAGTCTGGCTAAGGAAGCAATGGCTCTGGACATTCCTCTGAGCCCTAAAATATATAAGGGCATGCTTCAGCGGGGAATGCAAAAAGCACTGCGAAGGGGGAAGACCACTGGAGAGATCTTGGGAAGGACTAGGGGAATAGGAGAGAAAGGGATTTTGACTGAATTGATAGAGGGAGGAGTCTTTTAAATGCCGATAGCAGATCGCGAAGAAAGTCCTTCATCAACGGGAGCCACAGCGTCAGATGATAAAGATCTGAACCAGCTTATTGATTGGCTTAAGAAGGCAGAGGAAAGTACTCCGGAGAAGAACTACAGAAAGGATTCTAAGGAAGACTATGCCTTCTACGCTGGTGATCAGGACACTGCTACCATTAAGCAAGATCTTGAGGATTTGAAGCGACCGTGTACAGTGTATAATGAGATCAAGCCTAAGGTCGATATGCTTGTTGGTATGGCTGCGCAGACCAAGCATAGAGCTACTGTTATACCTATTGGCATGGAAGATGAGCCCCTGGTCGAAGTTATGGCAGGCACCTTACTTCACTTCCAGAAGAAGGCGAAGATTCTGAGGAAGGAACTTGAGTGCTTTGAGCATACAGTGAAGAGTGGAAGATCACTCCTCTGGTTCTATATTGACAAGTCCAATCCTTTCAAGCTTGTGATTAAGGCCAAGAGGTTTCCTGGAGGAAATTTCTACTTAGATCCTGACTCCCAAGAGTATGACATGTCAGATGCTAGGTACCTGTTCCTTGATAAGTGGCTTACTGAGCATCAGATAAAGCAGTTTTGGCCGGATTTCAACATATCAATGGCTCAGCAGTATAGCAAGGATGCTGACTCGCCAAGCTTTTTCGATGAGGGAAGGGAGAAGTATAGAATTGTAGAAGGCTGGTACTATAAGTTTGTAGACGTTATCTACTTCATAAACCCTATGACTAACAAGGTAGAGTACTTACCTCCTGCAGAATTCAAGGCATTTGAGAAGACTATGCAAGAAGGGCTTCCTCTTCCTGGTGGTAAGGTTTTTGAGTATGAGGAACCAATTCAGCAGCAGAAGTCTTTCAAGAAGCAGTATCATTATATGATTTTCTCTGGTGTGAATAAGCAGGAAGGTGGCCCAAGCCCATATAACTGGGAAGGCTTCCCTGGAGTACTTTTTGCAGCGTACAAGGAGCATGATACTAATGTCTGGTTTGGTGCAATAAAGAATGGAAAAGATCCACAAAGGACTCTGAATGTCAACAGGAGACAATTGGTTCATCTCCTGCAGACCCTGCCTAAGGGTGTATTGAAGCATGAAGTAGGAGCAGTAATGAACATTGATGAGTATGAGACAAAATCTGCTGAGCCTAACTTTCACCTGGAGGTTGCCAAGGGAATGTATGAAAAGGTTGGCTTTGTTGAGCAACCCAGGATTTCGCCTGTCTATGGTTTGCTTGACAGACTCCTTGTTCAAAGTATTAAGGATGAAATGGGGACTCAGGATTCACTTATGGGAATCCAAACTACAGGTAGGGAACCAGGAATAACTGTTAAAGCAAGGCAGCAGACTGGAATTGCTGTGCTTTATATACTGTTCGATAACTTCAGGGAGTCAAGGCTTCAGGGTGGAAAGATACATATGTCCTTGATTCAACAGTATGTTACAATGAAGCAGGTTGTTAGAATTGAAGGGCCTAAGGGAGCTCAACTTTTAGAGATCAACTCACAGATGAATCCAGAGATGGGTGGCTTCAATGACATTTCTGCTGGAGAGTTTGACTATGAGGTTGAGGAAACACCTGAAACTATGGTTATCAGGGCAGCTACTGCTCAGATGCTTGTAGACTTCTCACAGAATAATCCTGGTACAATTCCTCCAGATGTCATTCTGGAGTATACTGATCTGCCGTTCTCGGCAAAGCAGAAAGTCAAGGAATTCTGGCAAGCTCAACAGGATGCAGCTAAGCTGGAGAAAGATAGAGAGTATGAGCTTCGTCTGAAGGAGATTGAAGCTAAAAATAGACCTAAATCTAAGGAGTAGCAGAAATGACAGACATTAATAAGCAAGAGCTTCTGGCGCAGATAAACAAGCTGTTACACGAAGTCAGAGGTCGACAGGAAACATGTACTGACGACGATGCTTATAACTTCAGTGAAGGCCAGATTTCGGCCTACGAAGAAGTTACGTATTTATTAAAAGACAGTAAACCTAAAGAATAAAGGAGTTTAACTAATGACCACAACAGTAGTAACCGTTGAGTCGCAAGAGGCTGATGAAGCTAAGTTAGCGCTTGAGGACTTACACAAGGACGAAGGCGACAAAGGTGAAGGCGATAAGGGTAAGGCTGAAGGGGATAAAACTGAGGAAGAAAAAGCTGCAGATGTTGCAGCAGCCGAGCTTGCTGAAAAGCTCAAGCCCATTGAGAAAACAGATGGGTCAATGGAAACTGCTGATGAAGCAAAAGCAAGAGTCGATGCTGAAATAGCAGCAGCTGCGGAACCTACTGAGGCTGAGAAATTGGCTGAGGAAAACAAGGATCTCCGTCAAATGCTCCGCACCGTCAAGCGTGATCAGGTGCAGATGAAAGCCAAAGTTGACCGGCTTTCTATGAAACCTGCAAAGGAAGAGGGAAAGGCTGAGGGAGATGATGATGAAGGTGGAGATGCTGATGAGGGTGGTAAGAAGAAGGTAGACGAAATACCTCTAAGCCGTGTGGAAGAGCTTCAAGGGGCTATAACCCAGATAGGGCAAGAACGAGGTGCTTCGCTAGATATACTCCTTGAAACAATGGCACAGGGATCGTATAAGGATGTGCGGGAGGTCTGCTCAAGAGGCAACTTCGATGATATGTTCGAAGCTATTGCACAAGAGGCCAGTAAAGATGGTAAGAACTATGACGAGACTTTACTTGAAGTAGAACTGAACGTCTGGGCTAAGGAGAACCCGTACAGTTACATGTATGATCTTATCCAAAAGTATCATCCTGCTTACAAAAAGGAGGAGGGTGCTGCCAAGCCGGGTGAGAAGGAAGATAAACATGTTGTCGCCGATGCTCCGGGAAATATAGCAGACAAAGGTGGGGACAGTGATCTTAAGAGTGGCTGGACTTCTAAGAGGATTGATGATTTACCTGAAGCAGAACTGGATGCTGTTCCAAAAGATGTCTATGACAAATACATGTTAGGTGAATTAGACTAAGGAGGTTAAGGATTATGGCAACTACACCTAAAACGCAGTTTCAGACCAATGACGCCTTGACCAGGAAAAAGTGGGCGAAAGACCTTTTCAGGATCATCCTTCCAGCTGTTGAGTATAACTACCTAGTGGGTACAGGAACTGACTCAATCGTACAGCTGAGGACAGAGCTTGGTAAGGGAGAAGGTGACAAGATCACCTTTGGAATTCGTCTGCCCCTAACTGGTGCTGGTGTCGTTGGTAGAGATACGGTCGAGGGAAATGAAGAGAAGCTGATCTTCAAGGACTTTGACATGACCATTGAGGAGTTGAACCATGCAGTTGATACTGGTGGTAAGATGGATGAGCAAAGAATCCCTTACGACCTGATGATAGAAGGGAAGAATGCTCTCCAGGACTGGTGGGCTGATAAGCTGTCGGAAATTCTGATAGCTACACTGTGTGGAAATACCAGTTTTACGATTGCTGGTAAAACCTTTGCTCAGGCCTGTACTGCTCCAACTAAGGCCTTGACAGTAAATGATACGGCCGAAGCAAGTATCTCATCCGCTGACACAATGGATCTTCACTTCTTGGACAGGATGAAGCAGAGAGCTCAGATGCCTACAGCAGGCACTAATGAGCGCAAGGTACGGCCCCTTAAGAAAGGGGGCAAGAATTACTTCCGAGTAATTATGCATACCTATGTTTTTGATGCTCTGCGTCAGAACATGAACGTAGGGCAGTGGGGTGACTTGCTGAGGAATGCTCAGAAACTCCAGATACCTCAGGTCGAGTTTGAGTATAATGGAATGCTCGTTACCAAGTCGGAGAGGTGTACATCGCCTTATACCAATGTGTACAGAAGTGTACTAGTTGGCTGTCAGTCCGCTACGTGGGCTTGGGGAGGTGCTGGTGAGAGTAAGGGTTCGGTAATGGCCTTTGTGCCTTACGAGAAGGATGCCAAGCGGTACGTCATGATCAGAGGCGGAGGCATCTTTGGAGTGAAAAAGGTAGTCTTCCAAGCTGAGGACTATGGCGTCGTGACTGGCTCCAGTTACGGAGCAGCATTGACATAATAGGAGGTCTGTTATGACAGATAAATTTAGTCACAAGCTGGCTAACAATTACAAGCTGGCAATGAGTGGGTTGTTCATACAGACTGCTATTACTGCTGCGACGTACAACATTGTCCGTATTCCCAGTCATGCCCTTGTACAGGATGTCTGGCTTGAGGTTACAGAAGTTTGTACAGCGGCTGCAACAATCACTATCGGATGGGGAGCCTATGGCTCAGTGTCTGCACAGACAGCGGGCTTTATGTCGAATGACATAGCAGCACCTCAAGACCCAGTTGGGCTTAGGAGAGCCCAAAAGGACAATCTACTCACGTTTCCAGGCAGGTACTTTGAGGCTGGCAGCAGCATTTTGACTGTCACAACCACTGGTACCTTTACTGCGGGTAAGTTTAGAGTGTTCATGGGATACTCAGTTATCCGCTAAACCTTGAAACTCTTAGGGGTTCCTCAACAGGAATCAACTTAGAATTAGGAGGTTCTATTATGGCTAATATAGTAGATCTCAGGCGGACTGACCTGAGAAGCAATGTATTGGAGAATCCGTATTGGATTACTTCAAGGGAGATAACGTGTCCTACCCATGACGCTGTAGTTGTTGGACTTTTCTCTTTTCCAATTACTCTCATAGCTTCATCTCTGTGTGAGGCTTGCTATGGTAACAGCAAGATTATCATTCAGGAGGCAGTATGGGAGATAAACACAGCGTTTTCTGGGGGTACCCCAGCGCTTATCGCAGGTATACAAACTCTTGATCTCCAGACGACTCTGGCCTATACTGACTCTAACGAGAATGCACTTATAGAGTCTGTTGCAGGTTCAGGTGTGACTAACTCTGCGGGCGTATATCCACTTCATGTGACCAGTGCCTTTGATACTGCCAGAGTTGCAGGGCAGCATGCAACTGATTACGTCATTACACCAGCTGATACTGTTGTTCCTTGTATAACAGTTAACCCCTCAGGTGGTATGACAGGTGGTTCTGCGTTCTTGCACTTGCTGATCGCAGTGGTACCTCAGGTGACCTAAGCGTAAACGTCAATAATTGACGTTTCTGGCGTGACTGCTTCTGGACAGGTGGAGGCTAACTGCCAAGTCTCCACCTTTCTAAACCCTGGAGGTGCTATGGATAGGTTGGAAATCAGGACAGAGGTAGAGAATATTATTCAGGACTCAAGCTTTAGCATTGAGACCCTGAATGGTTATATCAACCAGTGTATCTTGTATGCTGGAGCACAGGTTGACATACCAGATCTGAAGAGAATTGATGTTGTTGATACAGTTCTCTCCCAAGCATATATAGGTCTGACTGGTCTAACTGGCGGCTTCTCAGGAAAACTGAACAGAGTCAAGGATGCTGATGGAAATGATATAGCTATTGCTGCCAACCTCGATCTGTTAATGGATGAGTATGACATGGATGAGGTTGGTGATGTTGAGACTGTTGCTCTGGAGGGCTCTACCCTCTGGTACCAGAAAATACCTGAAACAGTAGAGACTCTTACTGCTTTGTACTACCGGAACCCTGCTATCCTAAGCACTGATGATGCCTCACCCAGTGACTTCCCTGAACACCTACACAGAAATCTCTTTGTGCATGGAACTGCTTGGATCATCTACGACCAGATAGAAGATGATGCTGAGGAAGCAAAGGTGAATGCCAGGAGTCAATTCTGGCAGTCTTTCAGTGAGGACAATAAGCATTCTGGAATTGTTAAACTTAGAGAGTGGTTGGCTAAGACCAGGAGACATAACATCAGTAGTAGCTGGAGGCAGTAGTGGCTAAACAACTGAACTTGTTCAGAGGAGCTATAGGTATCAATAGTAAAGTTGATCCTGCTCGTATCAAATACGATCCTGAAACCGGTATAGAGGAGTTGGCTGCTGGAGTCAACATTGATATTAGCAGCTCTAAAAGGGTGGGTAGAAGGAAAGGCTATACTCTGAGATTGGCGAAGGCAGCACATAGCCTGTTTTCCTGCGGTGAATATTGTCTGTTTGCGAGTGGCAATGCCCTTTGTGTGCTGGAGCCTGATTATACATGGTCTGCTATAAGGAATGTTACTGTAGGAGCTAGGGTGAGCTATGCTAAGATTGGGACTGACATTTACTATGCCAATGGCTATGAGAAGGGTATTGTCAGGGATAGAGTTAGCTATGGCTGGACAGCTGCTAGCTATGTTGGCCCTGCTACTACGAAGGTCTTCAGCGATCCACCTGTAGGGCATTTGCTTGAGGTCTACAATGGAGTGATGTTGATAGCCCAAGACAATGTTATCTGGTACTCAGAGTCGTTTGCTCCTAGTTGGTTTGATCTTGCCAAGAACTATGTACAGCTTGGTGAGAGACTTACAATGATGAAAGCAGTACAAGGTGGCATCTATGTAAGTACGGAGAAAGAGACCTTTGCCTATAGAGGTGAGACTGTCAAGGAGCTTCGGCAGACAAAGGTGGCTGACTATCCAGCTATTGAAGGTACTGCAGTTACAGCAAGTGCTTCAAGGATTGGAGATGGTAGTGTAACTGGCATAGCTGCTCTATGGGCTAGTACTAAGGGGATTTGCTTTGGTGGGCCTGATGGGAACTTCAGGAACCTTACAGAAAGGAGGTTGGACTATCCCTTTGCTAGGTATGGTGCAGGATTGTTTAGGGATGGAAAGTATATTTGTTTACTAAAACCTTAGGAGGTTGTTATGACACTTAGATTGAGTACATTGCTTAGAGACCAACTGATGGGAGAGGTAGTAACTATAACTGGTACTGATATACTTGTACCGGCTGGTGCTGCTAGCTATGAGAGTACTGTCGTCAATTTTTTCACAGCTGGTTTTCATCCAGGGATGATCGTCAAAGCTGATGGTTTTGTTAGTGACGAAAACGATGTCTACTCTCTAGTTACAAAGACTGACGCTGATGGGCTTCAGTTAACAGTTACTGTGGCAGATGCGGATCAGCTGGTTCAGGTAGCAGCCACTCCGTCGATTACCATTGCTGCTGTGCCTCAAAGCTTCAAGGACATATTCACCTACGGAATTCTAGCTATTTACACTGGCGCACAGCCTGCAACAGCGGATATAGCTCCGACAGGAACCTTGCTGCTCTTGATCACAGAGTCCTCTGGTGCTGTTGTGCCTGGCACGTTGACTAATGGGCTGCAGTGGGATGCTCCGGTAGATGGCGTTCTTGGAAAGGACGGCACAGTATGGTCGGATGCAGGACTAGCGACTGGTACTGCTGGTTGGTTCAGGTTCTATACCAATCTCTATGAGAACAGCGGTAGTGGTTGTAACTTTGACGGAGCAGTAGGAACTAGTGGTGCTGAATTGAATCTGTCCTCAACTTCGATTGTGCTGGCTGCAACGACAACTATTGATGAGTTTGAGGTAACTCTACCAGCGGCATAAGCTTATGGCTGTTTCTGGATGGGCTGATCTAACATTACCTGCACTGACTGGTGCAGGTGCTGGTAACTTCAGAGGGGAGCCAGAACTTCCAGCTCTTACTGTAAGTGCGATTGGTGGTGCCAGTAGTGGTTTTGGTAGTGTCACCTTACCTGCACTTACTGTTGCTGGCAAGAGGGGTGCAGTTGTTGCACTTACACTTCCTGCCCTTACAATCTGTGGTTCTGGAGCTCCAGGTGGATCTGCTACGGTCGATCTACCAGCCTTGGAGGCTGAGGGATTTGGTGGTGGATATGGAGATGTAGCACTACCCACTCTCACAGTTTCTGCTACTGGAATACCTGGACTCCTGGGTTCCTCCTACTTAGAGCTACCGAGGCTTACTGTCAGTGCAGATGGAGTTGTACGGCTCTTCAGTGAGATAGGCATTACCTTACCAATGCTCACTGTTGCAGCAACAGGATTGGAAGGGCTATTTGGAACTGCTGACATTGACTTGCTAGGGCTTACAGCAGAGGCTACAGGGTATGTCGAGACTGATGGAGAGGCAGATGTGAACTTGCCAATACTGGTAGTTCTTGGTCGTGGAGTAGGCCATACCTATAGATTCTATGATTATATCTTGAGGCATGAGAGATAATGGATCTTCCAAGTCTATTTGCCTGTGGTACTGGTACAGTTCCTGAGTGGGATGACTACTTGGGACTCTGTATGGAGCTGTCCCTGCTGGCACCGACACAGTATGCTAACTATAGCTTTGATGCTTTGTGCCAGTTTGGTGACGTCTACCTGGGCAGTAATGATGCTGGTATATTCTCCCTAGATGGTAATACTGATAATGGTATCCATATAGCTGCATTCTTTGAGCTGTTGCTGACAGACTTTGGCATTCCTAATCAGAAGAGGATAAGGAAGGCTTATCTTGGCTATGAGGCTTCAGGCTCACTGGTACTAGAGGCTAAAGATGATGACAATAATGTTCGAAGGTATACAGTTGGAGCAGCCTTGGATGACCAGAGGCAATACGGAGTACATGTGCCAGTTGGCAGGGACGGTAAAGGTAGATATTGGACTTTTAGATTGGAGAATGTTGACGGATGTGACTTCAGTGTTGATAGTATTGATGTACTGGTGACAGTCCTTGCGAGGAAGTCAGGTAAGACAAGCGTTAACGCTGGCAGGTTTCGTATTCCTGTCCCTGGTGTCTATGGAGTAGGAAGCTGATGTTTATAAGTCTCAATATATTCGATGCAGCTCTTGAGCGGATCGTTCAGAGTGCTGAGGTACAGTATGTTTGCAGCCATGAGCCGACTGCTTTTAGCGAGTTGGCTGACTTTGCGCTTGCAGGAATCAGTATTGACGCCAGTAATTTTATGGGGCCACTGGATGGCTGTGTAGACTGTGAAGTACTGAGCAGAATGATAGTCGTGTTGGCCACGACTGGAGTAGGTAATAGGGATGGCACTGTTAGTCATGTTGCTTTAGCAAGCGAGAGCGAGCTTCTGTTTGTAGTGTCCGGTGGGTCAGCAGAAGAGATAACTGCAGGACAACCTTTTGTGGTGAGAGATTGGTGTATAGTTGCTGAGTATGTCGAAGGTGGCTGTGAAATACCTGAAGGATACCTTGATTGATGATACCACCTAAGGTAAAATTGAGTGGAGATGAAAGTAAGGCAGAGAAGCTGAGAGCCTTCGGGCTAAGTCAGCTACAGGTTCTACATAGAGATATGGCTTTCAGAGGCCTGCAGCAAAATGTTCGAAGGGTCATCTTCGAGGATGGTACTTCTGTGGTGGTGAAGTCTGTGTTTGGTCTGGATGAAGTTAATATCTTCGTTCCTCCAGCTGAGGTTGAAGAGGTTGAGATAGCTGAGGAGGTGGAGATAGAAGAGGCTAAAGTGACGCTACTGGGAGGTAGAATCGGTCTGCGAGGTGGCCCAGCAAGTGTAGTTGTCTGTAATCCAGAGACGATTCAGCCAATGACTTGGTCAGATAGAAATCCTGAAAGCATGGAGAGGAGCACTCATGAGCCTATAAGAGTGGATGGTGGAGTATCCCCCTACAAATGGAAAGTTAGTGGAGAAGGTTATTGGCTTGATGCAGCGCATTCACTTAAGGTGTTAGAGAATGTACGTGGAGATGTCCTTGGCTGCAGCATAGAACTTTACGCAGATAATACGATCTGTGGCGTTGCTCGGATAACGGTGACTGATGTCTGCGAGCAAGTCGTGAATGGTGAAGTGTCTTACGTTAAGGCACTGGAGTGGTTCGAAGCGAATCCCACAGAAATGGATAGGGGCACTAAGTTGCTACTGCATATAACTGGTGGTGCAGCGCCCTATGTATGGAATGTTGAGGGGAAGGGATTCTGGTTTGATGAGGAGCATATACTACAAGAGATAACAACAGACAATAAGTGGGTGCATCTCTATGCAGAGGCAAGCTCCATTGTTCCAATAGAGATTTGGCCCTTTCATGCTGGTGCCTGTCCTCCAGCCAATGTTACTGTACGAGATGACTGTGATGGTGAAGTAGCAGGTGAGATTGGGATAGTGGATATAGAGGAGCTAGCTTGGAAGGATGAAGTTGGATCTATAGCAGCATGTACTTTAGGCTCAGTAGATCTGGAGTGGAGAGGTGGAGTTCCACCTTTCTGGGTTGTGATAGATAACTATGATCAGTTCTCTATTCAATGGCCTATTTTGCCTGGACAGGCACTCAGACTGGATAGAGACGCAAGGGTCTGGGTAATGGTAGCTGCTTGTGGAGAGAAGACTGGAGTTACTATTACAGATACCTGTGGGAGTAAGATTAGTGGGGAGATTGAGGTCAAGCGGGCTGACACACCTATAGAGTGGGACTATGACAATAGTGATGAGGAAATAGATCAGAGTGAATCTGGTGTTCCTATTGTTGTTACTGGGGGTATAGGGCCTTACAGATGGGAGGTATCACCAAGTGATAAGTTCAGTCTTGGTACGACAGAAACAGAGGGGCCTACAAATACTCTTAGTGCAGCTGGTGATGCCTGTGGAATGTGTACGATAACAGTGACTGACTGTTGTGGAGATGAATGCACTGGGAGTGTGAAATGTACAACAGGAGTTTGGGCTCCTAAAGGTGACTATATATCAGCAGATGGAGGAGGTGTAGTAGGCAATCCCTGTCCTTGTTGTGCTGATTCTGAAGTTATAGTAGGATCTAGGAAATATAAAATTGATGGGGATGATTGCAGCTGTTACGTAGCTGGAAACACTGCGACGTGGACAACTGTTCCGCCTGGTGCACCAGCTTTACCACCTTGTGGCAGTCCTCATGATTGCTGCGGAAATGAGTGTGATGATATATATGGTGATCGTTGGTGTGCTTGGGGTCGTATTCATTACTATGAGTGGGAGTGTGCTTAATTGAAAGACTTGTCATATTTGAAAGTATTCGATCAGAAGGTTCTCAGGAGTATAAGAAGGATATTGAAGAAAGGCTTTACTGCTAGAGACATTGAGGAATTTCTTGGACAGCCTGAAGCATCTATGACTCCTGGGAAGGCAGAACTGATGCGGAAGATGGGTTGGGAACTTAAAAAACCTTGTGGAGGGTGTAAGAAAAAGAAGGAGGAGGCATAATGACTTATGTAACAGTACCAGCCCTATCTGCAATAACTCCTCAGTCAGTAGCTGGCAATACTGCTTCGCAAATGGCAGCAGAGAAGTTTGCAGATGCTAAGGCGTATGCAGGAGAGGCCTTTACTTCAGCAGATGGTTACCTTGAGATACTAAGTGCACTTTTTGCTGGAGCTACCATGCCTGATGTTGACATCAGCTATGCTTTTCAGCAATCTGTGTTAGATGCTGAGATTGAGAGCAAGAGGCCAGTTGCGCCTACAGATGATGAGCTGACTCCTACTATTCCAACTCTGCCAAGCCTTGGAGCTATCGAAGGAGTCATTATTCCAAGTGTTGACCTTCCTATTGATGATACTGGTGAACTGGTAGCTGCCTTTAACTTTGACGAGGCAGCTTATGTCTCAGCACTGTTAGCTGCTGTTAAGGAAAAACTGCTTGCTTTTGTAGAGGATGGCGGTACAGGTCTGGGTGCTGATGTTGAGGATGCAATCTGGGCCAGAGCACAAGCAAGGCAAGATATTGTTAATGAGAGAACTTATAATGATGCGCTTAACTACTTTGCAGCGAAGGGATTCACTATTCCTCCTGGAGCTTTGGCAGGTAGGATTACTGAAGCACTTGCTGAGCAGACCAGAGCCAATGCACAACTGAACTATGAGATAATGATTGAGCAGGCAAAGTTAGCTCAAGATATGACGAAGCATACTTTGACTATATCAGTCCAGCTTGAGGGAGTTGAGAAGCAGTTTGCTAGTAGTGTTGCAACAAGAGCTCTTGACAAAGCGAAGACCGCTGTTACTGTTATAGTGGATGTTTACAATGCTAAGGTTGCAGCGTATGCTGCAAGGTCTGAAACTGCAAGGACACAAGCGCAAGTGGCTGAGATAACAGCTAATGTACAAATTGCTACCAACCTTAACACTGTAGAGGTCTACAAGGCTGGTATGGATGCGTATAAGGCACAAGTTGTTGCTGAGCTTGGAATAGTAGAGAGTGTGGCTAAAGTCTATGGTTATAAAATAGCTGGTTATGAGGCAGATGCAAAGGTAGCTGTTGCAGTACTTGGAGCTCAGATTGCGAAGTTTGAAGCTGAGGTTACTCAGGCTAACAACCAAACGACCCTGTCCTTGAAAGAAGCGGAGTTGACTTTGAATAGCTACCTTGGTAGCCTTGCTATACAAGAGAGAGCTGTCGAAGGAAGCGCAAGTATTGCTGCACAGCTCGCAGCAAGTGCACTGAGCTCTGTAAATGCTAGTACAAGCCTTGGCTACAATGTTGGGCTGAGTAGATCTGATGGCGTTACTGCAAGGCAAGCAGTTTCTAATGCTGCTTCCTTGGCGGAGCGTCATACTTACACCCATGAAGCATAGGAGGTGAGCATGGTAAGTCGAGCGCAACTTACGAGCATGAAGCGTATGGGCTTCAGTGATGAAGACTATGCAGAATGGCTTAGGAGATCAGTTGCAAGGAGGGAAGACATTCAGGCTCATGAAGTAACCCTTCGAGAGATGATGGAAACTGGTGCTACTGGAAGGGAAAAGTTGAGAGAAGCTGGCCTTGGGAAAAGACTTGGAAGGGAGCATGAGTTTAGGCGACCTGAACAGGCTGCCAGGATTGGTGAGTTTGAAGCTAGGGCCGGAGAAGTTAGAGGTAGGACAGCTGCAGAGGAGTATGCTCTAGGGTTCAAGAAGTCTGAGGAACAGACCATAAGAGACATTCTGCGACAGTCCAAGGAACTGGGAAGGCTGGATATAAAAGCGCTGGAACAAGATCTTGATATAGAGGCAGCAGTCCCTGGTGAAAAAGTTTCTAAAGCTGCAGTGCCAGCAACTGCTCCAACAGGCGTAGCTAAGCCAGGAAAGGGAAAGAGAAAGCTTCGTCCTTGGATACGTAGGGAGGTGTTTGGTGGGCCTAGGGCAATTAGTCCATTGGCTAGAGCTGCCTACGGCTATCGCAACATTGCAGATTGGCTTAAGTTCGCTGGAAGGAAGGGAATAGAGTACGCCTTTCCAAGGAGTGAATAATGCCTGACTTAATAGATCAGATAATGTCACGAGCGCTGTCTAGAGATGCAGGAGCAGGAGCAAGGAGACTTGTAGCTGCAAGGAAAAGAAGGGTTGAGAGTCTCCTGGGTAAGCGTGCCGATTTGCTTGCTCAGCCAGACTTGCTGGAAAAGAGGGTTGCTGCTCATGCAGGTGCTTTCTCACTGTCTACTAGAAGACCAAGGACAAGGAGGTTTCAGAGCAAAGTAGATGCTCTTGAAGAGCAAGCCAAGGGTACACCGCAGGCAGGTTTTGCTAGTGAATTGATGCAGGAATATACTGCTGCTTTGCAAGATCCCAACTATTTGGGCTTATCCAATAGGCAGCTATTAGCTGCAGTCTCTCAGAACTTGATGCGAGCGAGACCTGAGGGAAAGGGCAGTTCCAGGCTTGAAAAAGCTTATAGGTATAAGTGGCGAGCTGATACGAGTCTAGGCAATCTCTTTGGTGCCTTTGGTGAGGATAAGGATGTTAGAGCATTGCCTGGTTACGAGCAGTATCTGGAGAAGCAAAAGGAACTGCCTGTTGAGGAATGGCATACTGGGCCAGGTGAGGCAGCTGCAATTGGTGCAGGCTTTACTGCTGCACTGATGGCAGGAAGTAAGATACTTGGAAGAGCCGCAATGGTTACTCCAGCTCCTGGTGCTAGGATAGTTGGAGGAGCTCTTCTAGCTATTCCTGAGTTCATGGCTTTTGATGCTATTCACAATGTTATTGCTAAGACTGAGTGGGGAAGAGCTAGGGAAGGTACTTGGAGGAAGATCGGTGCTGATCTACTTGCTGGTGGTGTTGTCATTGGAGGTGGGTATAAGGCTACTGCCATTGCTCTAAGGAAAGCTGCTGAGAAAGCTATTCTCTCTAAAACTGCGATTGATATTCTTTCAAAGCATCCAACCGCAAAAAGTGCTATTGAGGCTGGTAAGGCACAGCGAGCTGCTAGGGCTGCTACAGTAGAAGTTGATGCAGCTATGGAAGCTGGTATATCTAAGGAAGATGTGCTTAGCAAGGTCATGGAGCTAGAAAGTCTGCGGGGAAGAGCTCCAGGTGAGGTGGCTAAGGCTGGTGAAGTAGCAAGACTTACTGGCGTCCTGAGAAAGCGTGGGAGAGTCTTAAGAGAGGAAGGAATGCCTGCTTGGTTGAGAGAAGGAAGAGAGCCTCCTGCTAGAGGTAGACTTGCTGCTAGGCCTTATATACTGGAAGCCAAAGGGCCTATACAAGAAGTACTTTCGGAGAGGGCTAGAGTTAGAGTTGGTGGTAAAACTGCTGAGAGAGTGGCACAGGAGATTGCTAAGGTTCAGATGCCCCTTAAGACTATGGGAGCTAGAGAGGCTGGTAAAGCATTTGCTAAGTTACCTGAAAAGAATGCTGAAAGAGCTCTGAAGAAAGCAGGCAGGAAAGGAACTAGGACTGCTGTTGCTGAAGAGGCAAGGCTTGTGGAGCTTGAGAAGAAGCTTGCTGAACGTGAGGAGACTTATCTGCAAGCTCTTATGCAGCGGGAAGATGAGTTAGAAGCTATCTATCTTACTAGGCTTGAAGCCAGAGAAGCTGCCCTTGAGGAAACATATGCTGCTGCCAAGGTGCGTGCTAAGCAACGGACTAAGGTAAAGGCTAAGAAGAAGGTGCAGAAGGATGTTGAAGTTGTTACTCCTGGCAGGGTTATGGCAAAGGAGGAAGTCAAGGCTGGACTGCTGGCAGCTAGGAAGGTTAAGAGTGTTGAGGGTGTTAAGGGTAAGGTAGATAACACAGTCGCTCTTTGGTTGGAGTATGGAGACCTCAAAGCTGCTTTTGAGGCTGGGAGAATTAGGCCTGGTACGCCTCAGGTGAGAAGGCTTGTTAATATCGAGAAGGAGTTAATCAGAAGAAATGAAATGAAACAAGGGGAGGGACTTCTGACTAAGAGAGGTGAACCTATAAAGGTCAAGCCAAAGGTAACCAAGGTTTCTCCAGAGGCTACTGGACTTGCTGATGCAGAAAGGGCAGCTATGGAGGCTGTTGAGAACGAAGTCAAGAGGACTGTAAGCCTTGAGGAAGCAGGTCTTGTAGAGGCCATTAAGGGTGGTGTTGAAGAGACTCTTGGTGAAGGTGTAGAGAGGAGTGGAAAGGATCTTGTTGATATTATAAAGGATAGTGGAAAGCTCTTTGGTGCAATTGGTTTGTTTGGTTCAGTTACTCTTGCATCACTGTTTGAGCCTGACTCCGCAGAAGCATCTATGTTTGCTAAGACAGGAGTTACTATTGCAAAGAATATTGCTAATGCAGCAAAGGGAAAGACTAAAGAGGCTATGGCTAAGATGGCCAAGAGCTGGAAGGATGCTGGTTTTCTCCATATCCCTGCTGCAGATGGAGCTAAGGAAAAGTCTGCATTTCAAGAAGTTCTTCGAACTGCTCCAATGGCTATTGAAGAACATGGAAGTCTGGTTAAGAATGTCAAGGCAGAGGCTACTCCATTTAGCTTGGTCAGGGTGCTATCACCTTACACCTCTGGAGAGATTCTCTACAAGACAAATCCTGTACCTGAGATAGGTATGGTTCAGTCAGCAATTGGTAACAATGCTGGAGATGCTTTGAAGGTTGTCGGGAACATCTTTAGAGATGTACCTAATATAGTGCCAAAGGGAGCTGCTAAGGACATCATGCAAACTATGTCTCCGGTAGCCAAACGGTACTCTGGAGAGATTGTGGCTCTAAGAGCTGTTGAGTTTGATCTTGACAAAGCTACCAAGTCCTTCGATAAACTGTATAAGGCACTTGTTAAGGAAAAGGGAGAGATGCACATACCTGCCCTTGAAAAACTTGAAGAAAGGATGGCTAGGCTGACTGTTGCCAGGGATGAGCTGGCGCCAGTACTTGATGCTTACCTAGCAGAATGGGAGACAGCTGCCCAGGGGCTTGCAAAGAAATATCCGACAACTCGAATTGCCCTGGCTGCGGAGGACACAGTTGAGTATACTAAGTATCCCTGGTTGAAAGGGTTAATAACTCCAGAGGAGGAGGAGGCAGTTGTTTGGTTGAAAAACCTTCACGAGACTTATGCTGTCAGAATGGCTGAGACTGGCCACAAGGTAATTGAAGGCCCTTACGTTCATCATGCCTGGCATCCTGATTGGCTTGAGGAGGCTGCTGTTAGGAGATTAAAGGAGTTTGGGATTGACTCTAAAGGAGTCCCATTCTCCAAGTTCTATCACAGGGCTAAGTATAGTAGGATGATGATGCCAGACATTAACTATACCATGCAGAGATATGCAATGGATGCTGAGAGGAGAATCCAATGGAGTCAGTTCTGGGGTAAGGGCAGGAAGGATAGCTGGTATGCCCATAAGAGGTGGGTTGATCACTTTGGCTCTAAAGATCAACAGATTTTCTGGAGGAAGATTGCTGATGGAAGTGTTCCTCCAGCGCCTACGAGAGCCAATGTTATCTCGAATATATATACCTCCTTTGAAGTTCTAAGGCTTCTGGCCTTCTCTCCATCAGTAGCTCTTAAGCATTACTTCAAGAACGTTGGTACAATGTCTGCTATGGGAGTGGGTAACTTCATGTCCCACCTACCAGAAGCTATGGCTGCAGCTGTTAGAGGATCGAGGAATTCACCAGAGATGAAGTCGTTGTATAAACGCTTTGGTGTAGAATCACCTAAGGGCAAGAAGAAGCTATTTAATGAGGTTGCTGATTCCTTCATCACCCAGATTCACAGGATGAATATGATTGCTGATCTAGATTTTGAGTCAGTAATTCCTTACAGAGTTGGATTCTGGCAGGCAGTTACCAAGAAGATGCAATCGTTCAACCGCTGGGGTAGTATACCAGTTAGAGCTATAGAATCCTTGGATAGGCACCATACTGTAGTAGCTGCTTGGGAGATGGCAGCCAAGAAAGGTATGACTGCACAGCAAGCAGTTTATGGGATTTACTCCAATATCCTTAAGCTCAACTTCCTCAGTGGAGCTGCTAATCCTTCTTGGATAAGGAATCCGAAGATTAGGGCTATGGTACTGTTCCAGAATACTGTCTTCAAGATTATGGAAAGAAGGTTGATGGTTGGATGGAGAGCTGGGAAAGATGTCAAGACTGCTATAGGCGTGATCAGACATCAGAATATACCAAAGACTTTGAAAGAGATGGGTGAGATTGGAAGGTATGTTCTAGGAGCTGAGAGGGAGATGAAGCAGAATATGATCTTTGATGCTCTGACAGCAAGCAAGGATGTCTTTGGAACACCAATGCTGCAGCAAGCTATGAGGGAAGCTATTCTGTCTGGGGCTATCCTGATGGGAGGAGGTATTGTTGGTATGAACTTGATGCCTCAAGTCTATCATATGCCACTGCTAAGGACAGGTGCTAAGGCTCCGACACTAGCTATAAATCCATTCCTTAATGCAGCATTCAGGACAGCAGGAGAAAGGGAAACGGCAGCTGAGTATGGTATTGAGAATGACTTTCTTATAACACAGTTTACGAAGAATTGGCTGAAGAGTACAGGCTATCTCCCACAGACTCTGAACAAGGTAATAAGGATTACACAGGATGATGTTCCTGAGATCTATAAAGGCTCTAGATGGCAATACTTCTTTAGTGTTCCTGCAGCTGGAGAGCATTACTGATGAATAGTTAAGAAACGTCAATTATTGACTTTTTAACTGGGGGGTTATTATGGATGGAGCTTATATGCTGGGATACGTAGCTGGCATGAATGTTGTTGTGATTGCTGCAGTGAAGATGATAGTCAGCTCCTCAGAGAAAAAACTTGGAAAGCGAATTGATGATCTGTGGAGTGCTTTTGATAGGCATGGTCATAAAGACTTGAATGGCAATGGTGCCAGGGTTACTAGATAAAGGAGGTTATGATGAGAAGACTTAAAATGTTGCTGGACGGCTATCAGTCAACTACGATCCCAGCGATAGATCCATCTGATTATATCAATGCAAGAGTTATGTCAGGTGGTGGAGTAGAGAGCGAGACAGTGCCTACTGGTGCCAAGATTGTATTGTTCTCTGCAACAGGTAATTTCTATCTTAGAACTGGTGGTGCAGCTGCTGTGCCAAGCGCTGATGTTACAAATGGTACTGGCTCAGAACTCAATCCTCTCGCAAGGTTGGTAACTCCAGGAGAAACCTTGAGTTTAGCTGCCCCTGCAGGAAAAGCTGTTATAATAACAATGGCATATTATAAATAAGGAGGTGCGTGATGTTTGCTATATTTAATCACTTACCCCAAATGGTGGATCTATCAGATGATCCTGCTCCGCAGCTAGGTGGTGATCTGGACTATAATGAGAAGTGTCAGACGTTTAATACCACCTTGACGAGCGACGATATGGCTTCAGGAGACATTATCACTGTAACCTTTGGGGAGACAGTAGCCTTCGGAAAGTTAGTGTATCCCGATGGTACTGCTAATGAGTACATGCTTGCTCTTGGAACGAATGCTGCTGTGAAGCACCCAGCTATGGGAGTAGCATTGGAGGCTAAGAACAATGGCGAATCAGGCAAGATGCTAGTGCGTGGTCTTATCAGAGATGCAACGTATTTCTCGGGATTTGCTTTGGGGGATATTCTGTATCTAAGTGATGCAGCTGCTGGCAGTTGGCTCAATGCTGCTCCAGGTGACTTGGGTGATATTGTCCAAGTAGTTGGTTGGGTACTTGCTGCCAACTATGCCTTTTTTATTCCCTGTTACACTTACATAGAGGTAGCGTGATGGCTGAATTGAGTAAGGTAGATAATCTTGCCTATGGAGACATAGCTAAGTTGATCGAGATTGCCGCTGCAGATATAGCTAAAGTATATGGACTGGAATGGCCTGCTGGCGTAGGCAGCGGAGACAGAGGAGTGTATGCTGGTGGTATTAGCTTCACGAATGTTATCGCCTATATCACTATTTCATCACCCAGCAACGCTACTAATTTTGGAGATCTGACTTCTACCAGATATGGCTCTGGAGCTGTTTCGAACGGAGCCAATAATAGAGGTGTGTTCGGCGCAGGAAAATCAAGTAACATTATGGAGTATATTACTATTTCTTCTGAAGGCGATGCTACAGACTTTGGTGATCTGTTAATTGATGGTACTAATGCAGCAGGTGTGTCTAATGGGACTAACGAGAGGGGCTGCTTTGCGCTGGATGCAGGCACGGGCAATGTTATAGAGTATATTACTATTAGTATCCTCAGCAATGCTGTTGACTTTGGAGACTTAGTCCGTGACCGTGACTTTCTAGCTTCTGCTGATAACGGGACTAATGACAGGGGACTATTCATAGGAACCAATGTTGCTGTAACAGGTAGAGAGATAGACTATATCACCATTTCATCAACTGGCAATGCTATTGACTTTGGAGATTTGACTATAGATATATTCAAGCATGATGGAACCTCTAATGGTACTAATGATAGAGGAATATTTGGGGGAGGAACTCCAGATGGTGCAAATGATACTGACGTGATAGATTACGTTACTATCTCGTCCACTGGTGACGCTACCGACTTTGGAAACTTAACACTTAGCAGATCGCATACGAATGCTTGCTCTAACGGAACTAATGAGCGAGGGGTATGGATACAGGGATACGATTACGACCTTACAGTAGGTGTCAATATTATGGACTATGTTACAATTAACTCTACTGGCAATGCTTCTGATTTTGGAGATGCAACCGAAGAAAGGTATAATGGTGCAGCAACTTCTAATGCTTGATAACTGAGGTTTTGTGAAACCAAATCTATTGGTAACAACTCCAGCTTATGGTTGCATGGTTCACCAAGACCATAAGAAGTCATGTCTCCAACTGCAGGCTGGAGCTATCAAGGATGGGATAGGAGTAGAATTCCTAGATATAGGGAATCAGGTTACGAAGAAGGCTCGTAACAGCATGATCTCCTACTTTTACTTCCATAAGGAATTTACTCACTATATCTGCCTGGATGCTGACGTTGGTGTTGCTTCGGATTGCTTTCCTACCTTACTCAAAAGACGTGTTGATATTATTGGGATACCAACACCGCTGGCAGGTTATATAGATGGTGAGCCAGCACTGAATATAGGGCCAGTCATTCAAGAGTACGATGGCTATGCAGAGGTTGAGTACGCTGCGTGTTCAGTCGTGATGTTCTCCAGAAAGGCTGTAGACACTATAACCCCTACCTGCCAGCACTATACAGATGATCCCAGGTTTTCGAGGGGAGCATCGCTGACTGAGATAGTTTACGATGTGTACTTACCAGGCGTAATGGAAGGAGTCTATCGGCCAGAAGACATGGGGCTCTATCACAGGCTAAGGAAGCTTGGGTTTCCTATGCACATAGAGTACACAGTCTGGATTAAACACAACAAGATGGTTGGATTGGAGGCTTACCGACATGGAAATAACTAAGCAAATTATCAAGGACACGGAGAGGCTGCTGGATAAGACTAATGTTTTTAACCAGATCACGACACGAGCGGCAGACCCAAATGCAAGGTCGCTTGTGGAGTTTCATACATTTACTGATGACAAGCTTCAGAGGATAGCTGATGCAATGCCTGAGATCAATAGGGCGACAAGGTGTCTTGGTCGGTCTAAGACGCAGACAACGAACAAATTAATGACCCTTACCATGCTGGCTGACGCCTCTCCGTATCGGGCTCTTGTGCAATGTCTGGCCCAAGTAGAACACAAGCGAAAGGCTGTCAAAGAGAACCGTTTCAAGCTGTTGAAGGATAGAGTTCAACTGGGAAAGTTGGAGATCAGGTTTGCTAATGAGAGAGACCCTTATGAAAGTGAACTGATTGAAATAGAGATCGAGCGACTTGCTTCGACCATGTCAGATACAATGCTTTACATCGAGGGCGCTCTCAAAAGCATTGCTTCCTTTCAGTCATCTTATACGCAAATCTGTAAGAACAAGGGCATCCCGGAGAACTGGGATGAGATGGATTTGGAGAAGGCAGAGGTCGGGCATCACCTTCGCATGGCTTTTCTACATGCTTACAGAGACGTAATGGCTCATGGAAGGCTTGGGATGGGGACACTCGAATATCTGCAACAGTTTGGCGTTCATCCTCATAAAGCTGCTGCAATAGTACAAGGCTACATCAAAGTCAGTCAAGGGAACCTCAAGACGGTTGATTACGAAGATCTTGAAGTGTTCCTTGATGGCTGCGTGGAGCAATTTAAAGATGCTTACAAACAGGTCTTGAAGAGGATCGGCATAGACAATCTCTATGAGAGCTGGTATATGTACCAGGAGGATGAAGATGGATTACATTCCTAAGTACTTCAAGCCTTATGAGCTTGTTCCTAGGTCGACCTACGAGTTGCTGAAGAATAGGCCTTGGATTATTTGGCAGCTCTTTGATCCACGTACGCTCCTTGTTGGAGACCGTCTGAGGAAGAGGTATGGAAAGATGGTTGCTAATGATTGGTTCTGGGGCGGGAGGCATCAGTATCGTGGTTGGCGTCCAGCTAGGTGTAAGGTAGGGGCTACCTACTCACAACATCGCTTTGGACGTGCAGAGGATCTTGTTCCTCAAGAGTGTACAGTTGAGGAGATATGGGGAGACATAAAGGCAGGGAACAACTTCCTTTACATAACTTGCATCGAGATCGGAGCTAAAGTTACTTGGCTCCATCATGATGAGAGAAATTATGGGGGGCTCTTAATCGTATCACCATAAGGAGGTAATATGGGTATCTTATCAAGTTTGTTAGGTGGCGGAGTTGAAGGACTTTTGAAGGGTGCTGGCTCCCTTGCGAAGGACATTAGGACAGCTATAACTGGTGAGACAGCTCTCTCTTCTGAGGCAAGGGCTGTTATAGATACCAAAGTGATTGAGCTTGAAAAGGTGCTTGCTCAATTAAAGGTTGAAACTGATAGGCTGCGAGCTAACATTATTATTGCTGAGACAAAGTCGCAGTCCTGGCTTGCTAGGAACTGGAGGCCTATTTTGATGCTTACAATAGTGGCTATCATAGCTAACAACTTTGTCATCTTCCCTTATGTAAGCCTCTTCACTACGAAGGTGACTATGCTGACTCTGCCAGACCATCTCTACTCATTACTAAAGATAGGTGTAGGTGGCTACATTGTTGGAAGATCAGCTGAGCAAGTGGCCAAGACTATAAAGAAGTAAAGGCTAAGCTTTATTACCAATAACAAGTAACTTTGCAATCTCGTTAGTAATGGCCTTAGCAGCTGCCTTAGTTACCTTTCTATCGTGGTTGCGTAAGGCCATTTTTACTAGGTTTTTCTGGAATGGTTGCAGCTCTACACTTGAGTAGTTGTATCCCAACCAGTCCTCAAACTCCTTATACATATCCAACATCTCTTCCTCCTTTCTTTGTTCACTTAA